TCCAAAGGTAAAATCTTGGATTATCTAATTGCAAACAAACTAAGAAGTTTAATTGATGTTATTGAGGAATTTTAATGAAAACGCTATATGAAGTATTTGATGAATTTGAAACTTGTCAAAATAAAAAAGAGAGAATGGATGTTATTGGCCAAAATCTCACACAAACACTAGTTGATGTTTTTAAATTGACATATCATCCCGATTTTCAATGGAAAGTAAAAGAATTACCTGATAACTACAAAGTACCAACTGATATGTTACCTGGTATCACACATGATAGTCTAGCACACCAGTTGCGTAGACTGTACATGTTTCAAGAAGGCAATCAGACAGCTGAAAACTTGACAGATAGAAGAAGAAACGAACTATTGATTCAGATGTTAGAATCAATTGAACCAAGAGAAGCGGAAATCTTATTGGGTATATTCCAAAAAGATTTGGGAGTAAAAGGGTTAGATTACAAATTTGTAAAAGAGGCATTTCCAGACCTTCTACCATAATGGACAAAGAAAGAATTATTGTCGTATCCGGCGAATTTGATCCTATCTCTTATAATGAATTTAAACTATTGAAAAAGTGCAAGTCAAAGTGTGATTGGCTTGTTGTCGGCGTCCATTCTGACGCTTACATGAAGTTACTCAAGGACGGCTTCAAAAATACACACGACCAAAGAAAAGAAGTAATAGAAAGTTTTCCATTTGTTGATGAAGTATTTACATTCAATGATATGGACGGAACATCATGCAATTTGTTGAAATTAATTAAAATGTGCTACCCAATGTCGAATATAATCTATGTGTCACAAACAGACATAACAAATATGCCAGAATCTCGTATTCGTGGTATAACCTTTGAGACTATTAAATAAGGAGTTAAATTAAAGTGTCAAAATTTTCAGGTAAGTTTCGTAATTATGACGATGATGATAATTTCAATTTTCAATCAAGAAAAAAGAAAAAAGAACAACAAAAAACCACAAGAAAAAAGTCTAATTATGATGATTATGATTATTTCATGGGTAATGAGGATTATCAAAAACCTGGTAGAAGAAAAGCAAGACAGTTTGGTTAACCCCTAGTGTTGTTTTCATGCAACACACATATTGACAAATATCCTGAATAGTGTATAATACACTCATTCGTTGGAGAAATTTTATGATGTTCTATGTACGCCCACCCAAGTCAAAGGCCAAAAAAGTGCCTAAGGCTAAACTCGAGCAGTACGAAAAATGGTTGCAATCACACCAACCAACAAAACCCCTTAAAATCCAAAAAACCAACAATGCATTGACTGGTTATAAGCTGTCAACACCTGTTGGCCGTGAAACCAAACAATACAAATCGTTAAATACTGGTGAAACCGGTGCAACCAAAGCTGCACCAAAGGTTTACACTGGCACAAACATGCTTGGCATTGCAACAATGCACAAGTCCAACGCTGTTCCTGTGTTTAACAGTGAATCAGCTGTAGAAATTTCAAACATGAGGCGTTAAAATGAGTAAAAAATTAAGTTTTGTTGTAAAATTACAACGACCGGTGTGTCGTACACCAATCAAACCTGTGCAAGCGCATAAAAATGTCGCAAAATTTAGTCGTAAAAATGATAAAAAAGAGATTTTGTCGCAAATCACTGAGCTAGGAGCGTAAAATGTCGCAAAATACTGAGCTAAAAGAAGTACCGATTGACTGGAAACCTTTGGATCAAGTTATTCGTGAATGGGCAGTCATGTCCCAATTCGAAAAAGATCAAGATTGGTACAAAAAACTGAAGGAACAGCACGAATGAGCAAAGTTTACAACTACGAAGATATTTTTGAAGATATTCCTGGCGATCCCGACAACATTTTGCTAAAATTTCCACCGGAAATGTTGGAAGAAACCGGCTGGAAAGAAGGCGACACGATTAATATTGAACTTGTGAACGGAAGTTTACATATTTCAAAAAAAGATGTTGCAGAAAAACAACTCAGCCTTGATTTTTGATTATTTGTGTGATATAATAGAGTTATCACACAGGAGTTTTTATGGAATTAATTGAATCTAAATCGTTGCTAGCCAAATTGATGGCTACAGAGAACCTAACGATTGAACAGCGGCCAGTACAAACAGCATCCTTTGATGTTCGCAACCGTGTTTTGACTGTACCCGTACTTGACAAGAATATTTCAAATGAAATTTATGACCTGTTCATGGGACACGAAGTTGGTCATGCTCTCTACACTCCAGTGGAAGGAATGGTCAAGGCCAGAGAATTAAAATTAAATGGTGATGTAACCAATGTGGTCGAAGATTCCCGCATTGAACGAAAAATCAAATACAAATATCCGGGTCTCAAAAATTCTTTTGTCAGAGCTTATAAAGAGCTTATGGACAAAGATTTCTTTGGTGTTAAAGATTCTGATATCAATAAATTAAATTTCTTGGATCGAATCAACCTTCACTGCAAAGGTGGAGCAGCATTGCGTATCCAATTCAATGATGTTGAGCGTGGTTTGCTTGGAGAAGTCGAAACTACCGAAACCTATGATGATGTAATCGAAGTATCTAAAAAGATTATCGAATACATGAAAAAGCAATTGGAAGAAGAACAACGCCTTAAAGCTATTAAAGGTAAAGGTGAAGATGATGGTGATGATGGTGATGGTGAAACTGATGAAGATGACTTCTTTAATGCTGAAGAAGAACCGACATATTATTCTTCCGATGATAAAACAGATTCTGGTGAAGAAGTAAAAATTTCCGGTTCAAAAAATGATGAAGATGGTAATACAGGTCTTGAAGAAAAGATTAAGTCACACACAGACGAGTCATTCCGCAAGAATGAAAAAACATTGTTTGAAACTAATCCTGGAACATATGCTTATGCCAACATTCCAGAAATAGATACGAAACGAATTTTTGACTATAAAGATTTGTGGAAAAAATACAAACAAGAATCTCATACCGTTTGTACCGAATCGTACATAAAAATTCGTAATGAAAGTAACAAGGTTGTTTCATATCTCGTTAAAGAATTCGAAATGCGTAAAAACGCCGATCAATTGAAGCGTGCTTCGGTTGCAAAAACTGGTGAACTGAATATGAGTAAAATATATTCATATCAATTCAGTGAAGATATCTTCAAAAAGATTACGGTTGTGCCCGGTGGTAAGTCACATGGCCTTGTGATGTTCCTTGATTGGTCTGGTTCGATGGTTGAACATCTTGGTAACACCGTCAAACAACTAATCAACCTCACATTGTTTTGTAAGAAGGTAAATATTCCTTATGAAGTGTATGCTTTTATTGAGGATCCTACATCCGAAAATTATATAAAACCAAGCAATAAAAAAGGTGATCTTTCATTTAGAGGTTTTGGCCTTTGCAATTTATTGTCCAGTAAAATGACAAGTGCAGAGTTTACCTATGCAGCTTCTGGTCTTGTGTATATGTCTGGGCTTTCGAAAATTAGTTCCAGAGCAGGTTATACTCCACACTGGTTGTCTATGAGTGGTACACCTTTGAATGAAGCAATTATTTGTTCGATGGCAATTGTTCCTGAGTTTCAGAAAAAGTATAAACTGCAAGTTGTTAATACCATCTTTTTGACAGACGGTGAAGGCCGTGAACTCCGTGACATTGTTGATACAGAAGATGGTTACTACAGAGCAAACCGTACCAAAGCAGAAACTCTTGTGATGCGTGATCCGATTACCAAGAGACAAGAATCGTTCAGCACAAGAGCATCATATGGTTCTGGTTTGCAAACCAAAGCTTTGATAAAGTTGTTGAGAGCAAGAACCAATTCCAATGTAATTGGATTCTATGTTATTTCTGGTCGTGACTTTGGTCGTAAATTGGTAGAATGGTTTCCAAAACAAACCAATCACGAAGAACTCAAAGCGGATTTCCGTAAAAATAAATTTATGGTCCTCCAGAACAGTGGATATAATGAATATTATATTTTACGATCAAATGGCCTAGATACAGAAGAAGATTCAACTTTTGAAGTAAAAGAAAATTCAACCTTCAGGGGTATTGCATCGGCTTTTGCAAAATACAATGGCAACCGAATTAGTAGCCGTGTTGTATTAAATCGTTTTATTGGGTTAATAACTTAAAAAGGAATTAAAATGGAAATGTATTCAGAATTTTTTAATGGTGATAGAAAATCAACCATGACACGCAAAGAACATGGCCTTATGACAAGCTGGATTGTTGAAATGTATATTAATGGACGCATCGTTCAAAAAATAACATTGAGTGATGAACTCAAGGCTAAATCTTTGGCAGAAAATTTTATCAGTATTGATGGTCAAGCAGTACAAACATTGCTCAGCGAATTTGTATGAAAATCGACAAACAGACTAAAGAGGTTTTCTGTATTGCACAGGAAGAATGTGCCGAAGTTACACAAGCCATTTCGAAAATATTCCGATTTGGTTTTGATTCGGTACATCCTGTAACGCAAAAGACAAATCAACAAAGTCTGGAAGAAGAAGTTGGTGATTTACTGGCAATGGTTGACATTATGATGGAAAAGTGTATAATATCAGATTCTAATGTTAATGCCGCCCGTCAGGCAAAAAAAGAGAAACTTAAAATTTGGTCAAGCATTGAGGTGTAAAATGGAATATGATTATGTACGATTTGAACAACTGATACAAAACCTTTTAGAGGACATGTATTATGATCCAGATGACTTGACTATTGGTGAAGATATCTCACACATACCTGAAGTCAAAATAATCTTTGATGGTTATGGTGATTTGGAAGATGAGGATGAAGATGGTGAATATCGTTACACCGAAGGTGGTAACACCAATATGGAATCGTATGCAATCTTTCTACACAAAGACTCTTTGACCGAAGAATTTGTATTTCCGCCGCATGATGTATATGCTTTCACTTTTGGTTCAATGTTACAACACCGACCAAAAGAAGAAGTGTGTATCTATGCATGGCATGATGTTGAGAATGGTACTTGGGACATTCTTCCATTGGAAGATAGGTTGTCCGAAGATAACTCAATGAACGAAGAAGATGTTATGAAAATTTTGGAAGGCTTGTATGTCAAATATTATGCATAAATTGATGGACAAGATTGGCCGTTATCGGTTGATTTTAGATAGAGTGACAAAAGAACCGTACATGCATCGGTACTATTTGTTTCTCAAAGATCGTAAATGGTTTCCTTTTAATGTGGTATTGCACAAGATTGTAAAATCGGATGAACCTATTTTCCATGACCATCCATGGCCATTTATGACCGTGATTATCAAAGGTGGTTATTGGGAACACACACCAGTCTTGGACGATAATGGTAGACAGATTGCAGACATTACACAATGGCGTGGTCCAGGTTCAATCATCAAGCGAGGTTCAAAAGAGTATCATTGGTTGGAACTTCATAACAACGAACCAGTAACCACATTGTTCTTCATGGGTCCACAACTCCGTGAATGGGGTTTCCTCAGAGACAAGTGGATACATAATGAAGAATAC